AGTGTTATCTGATAATCTTGAATTACAAAAAAACCTAGTTAGAAATTATTACCTTAATAAAGGTTTTAATGAATCTAAGATTGAAAAGATGATTAGTAAGTCTTTAGAATTAGATGAACTAGAAGAAGAAGCAACTGAAGCTTTAAGTGAACTTAAAGAATTAGAAGCTCAAAGATTAGAAGAACTAAAAGAAAGAACTAAACAAGAACAAGAAGAACAACGTCTTGCTTATGAACAAACTATTAATAACTTGAATAACACTATTAAGGAAACTAAAGAAATTATTCCAGGTATTAAACTTGATGATAAAGCTAAGAAAGATCTTTTTAATATGATTACAAAACCTGCAACTCAAAAAGATGGTGTAAACTATTCTCAAGTAATGTTGCTAAGAGAGAAAGATCCTATTGGTTTTGAAGTAAAACTTAATTATTATGCTAAACTAGGATTGTTTGATGAGAATCCTAAGTTTGATTTAATAACTAAAAAGAGTGAAACTAAAGCATTAAATAAGCTAGAAAAACAACTAGAAGAAGATTTAAAATCAAGAATCAATAAGTCTAGTGCTAACTCTAGAAACTCTGATGAAAATTCAGATGTACTTGATGCTTTAAAAACAGTATTTAAAAAATAAAATTAACCCTTAACAATATAAATTTTAAAATTAATGAGTCAAATTATTAACCAATTGCAAAAATTTAGTCCTAAGGATTGGAGTGGTTTAACCACAAAAAATCACATTGGGGCTATGTATGGTGAACAACCTATCATGGTGTCTGAATTGATCAGTAATATCTACGATGTTAATCTAGGATTAGATTTCGATAGATTTATGGAACAATTTGAAACTATGGAAATTGAAAGAGATGCTCCTTTTGAATGGATGCTTAACTCTCAATCACCTTTCAAAAACATTCCATTGCTTGCGTATTACACTGATGTAGCTTTAACTAGTCCTGCTACAAGTGCTACTCCTGGTATTGGTAATTCAAGTTTTTACTTGGAATTTCCTGATCGTATTTTTGAGTATTCTGATGTAATTGCTCCTGCTAGCTATGCAAAAGAAACTTATCAAATGCGTGTTATGTCTGATCCTAAGCCTAATGGTGCTAACTGGTGCTATGAAGTAGCTTTGGTATCTGGTGATGCTAATTTGTTTGTTCCTGTAAGTGAACTTGCAAATGGTGTACGTTTTGTTAAAATGTATGCTTTAGCTGAACAAACTCTTTCTCAACGTGGTTCTAGTTCATTGAACTTCAGTTCACCGTTTAGAATGCAAAATCGTTGCTCTTTCATGCGTTCTGAGTACTTAGTACCTGGTGATATGATTGATCAAAAAGAAAATGCTCCACTTGGATTCTTCTTTGTAGATGCTCAAGGTAAACGTCATACTACCTGGTTAGGTAAACTTGACTACGACTTTATGGTATCTTGGAAAAGAATGAAGTCTATGGCTCAGTTGTATGGAAAATCTTTGAAAAACTCTCAAGGTTCTTACACCATGAAGGGAGATTCAGGATACGAAATCAAAACTGGTTACGGACTTTTGGATCAAATTTCTCCTTCAAATGTACACTACTACACTACATTTAATATTGATGTATTAAGTGAAATCTTAATGTCACTTTCTGTTGGAAAGTTACCTGAAGATCAACGTAGATTTGTACTTGGTACAGGTGAGTATGGTATGCGTCAGTTCCATAAAGCTGTTGAAACCAAAGCTGTAACATTTGCTCCTTCAAGAGAAGAAATTCGTATTGGTGGTACACTTACTAATATGAGTTATGGAGGTCAATTCAAGAAGTATTCATTTATCAATGGTATTGAAATTGAATTGATGCACATTCCTTTCTTGGATGATCCTAGCTTGTGTGCTATTCAACATCCTGATGGTGGTATCTTAAGTTCATATGAATACTTAATTCTTGACTTTGGTACTTCACAAGGTAAACCAAACATTCAAAAAGTAACTGTAAAAGGTTCTCAAGATGTTTATAAATACATTCCTGGATTGCGTGATCCATTTAGTCCATCTAACAGTGGTACTAAACCTGGTATGACTGTATCTAAGGTTGATGGTTATGAAGTAGTTCGTGCTTGTACCCTAGGTATTAAAGTACATAATCCAATGAGATTGGCTCGTTTCATTCCTAATCTATAATTTAAAATTTAGTAGGGTGGGTTTTTACCCACTCTACTTTATTTATATAAAGTAAAACAATTAATTATATATAAAAACTATGGGGATAGTAGAAAAAGAACCTGTCACAATTGACAGTATTTTAAAAAACAAAAAGATTTTAGTAAAACCAATTCTAAGAAACAATGGTAACTTTCCTAAAGGTCATGATGGAGAGTTTATGTATACTGATACAGTATGGTCAACAGACCTAAGACCTGAAGCAGGTACAACCAGATACAAAGCAGTATTAACTGAAACAGAAAGAAAAGTATTTGAAGATGCTTTAAATCTTGAACAAGGTAATATGTCTTTTTATAAAAAGAATGGTTTTTGGGCTACATTTAGAGTTAAGTTGAACAAGGAAGGTAAGACTTTAGATTTAAGTGACCCTATGCAATATTTAGAGTATTTAGTATTAAAGAATGATAGGAGAATTGCTCCTAACTGGAATGCTAAATATGAGAATGGAGAGTATAAATTTGCTTTAGTAGATGAAGATGAAACTATTAAAGACAATATAACTAAAACTGAAATTAATAAGAAAGCTTATAAGTATTTCGGTAAGATTGAAGATTCTGTTGAAGAAATGGCTATGGTTATTAGATTAATTACTAATAGGATAGTTAAAAATAGTGATGTAGAGTTTTTAAAATCTGAAATACAAAAAATAATTGATACAAATATTAAAGGATTTGTTGAAGTTATGGAAGATAAGCATTTTGCAACTAAAGCTTTTATTAGTAAAGCTGTTGATGCTAAAGCAATTGATAGAACTAGTAAAGGTGGATATGCTCTTAAAGGTGGAGATGAGATTGGTAGAACTTTACAAGAAACTGTAGAATTCTTAGAATCTGCTAAAAACCAAGATATCTATTTGAAGCTTAAAGCTCAAATTGATAATAGTAAAAAGTAATTTATTAATACACTTAGGAGTGAAACAATTAAATAGACCCTAAGTTAATATATAATTAAGTAACAATGACAAAACAAGAGTTCTTGAACAACTTTTACTTGCAGATGGATAAATTAGCAAGTCAAGCTTTGCCTGGTTATGAACCTGCCGAAATCTCTGCTATGGCAACCGAAGCTCAAGAACTCTTAGTTGTTACTTATTATACTGGTAACAATTCAAGTGATAAGTCATTTGAACAAACTGAAAAAAGAATACAAGATTTAGGTGAGTTAGTTAAACATTCAATGCTAACACCTTTACCTTATGACCCTCTATTAAATATGCCTAATGGTGTATTTGTAGAGCTACCTAATACACTTTTAACTGATCCTACTGATTATAGTGATGTACATTGGTTTACTGTATATGAAGAAGTATTAACTAATGATAAGTGTACTCCTCGTAAGTATGTTTTAGAGATTAATCATAATGAATATGTTAGAGCTTTAGACAATCCTTACAACAAACCTAATAAAAACAAAGTTTGGAGGATGAGAATTGAAGGTAGAAAACATGAATTAATTACAGATGGTTCTTATAATGTACAAAAATATGTATTTAGATATGTTAAGAAACCTAATCCAATTGATTTAACTACTAGCTTAAATGATCAAGTAAGTCAACTATCTGATCATATTCATAGAGAACTAGTTAGAAAGACTGTAGAAATAGCTGTTAAAGATATTGAAGCTTATAATAGAATGCAAGCTGAGATTAGTACAAATAACACATACAGAGAATAAGCTATAGTTACACAAATTAATTCTTTAAAAATAATAATAACAAATCAATTTATTAATATATTAATTAAAAAATCAAAGAAATGTCTTTAAACAAAATTTCAAGTGCAAATAGAAATGAAGTAAGATCTTCATTAGATAATGCTCAATTAGCTACAGGTGGTGATGTTAATCCAATTGTAGATTATATTAACAATAGTTTTACACCAAGCACGGTTACTCAAGCTACTAGTATTACTACAGGAGTTACTTTAAACTCTAAATCTGGAGTTATTACTACAGTATCTACTACATTAGCAGCTGGTGCTTCAGCTAGTGCTTTTACATTAACAAACTCTACAATAACTTCTAGTTCTGTTATTTTAACAAACTGTGAACAAGGAGCTACAGGTTCATCTGTAAATGCTTTAGTTAGTAGTATTGCTAATGGAAGTTGTAATATTACATTAACTAATGTTGGTGGTACTACTACAGGAGCAGCTACTGTTAAAATTCACTTTTTAATAATTAACAATTAATTAATCAAATTATTTATAAACATTAAACAAATTAAACAATGTCATTACAAAACGTAAGTAATCACAAACAATTACTCATAGGTAAAAATGCCGCTACTAATCCAACAGCAGGTCAAGTAGCTAGCCCAAGTACTCTTGCTGATGGAGCTATAGCTCTTACCACAATGGATGGAGTTATTCTTAGTAGTACAACTGCAGATGATGTAGCAAGCACTACTCCTGTAGTATTAGTACAAGGTCAAGGTGCTAATAAACCTTTAATTAAGTCTGCTCCTTTTACAAGAAGTAGTCTTTTGTTAACCAAAGCTAAAAAATACGCACCAGCTGCTCAACAAGTATCTTATGTAGGATATGTATCTGCTACAACTGGTTTAGGTTCAATTGAATTACCTGGTGCTGGTACATCAGTTATTTTGCGTAACACTTTTAAAACTAACTTTTTCCAATTTAGTGATAAATTAATGGAATCAATTGTTGGTTATAAAGTAACTGCAAGTGATACTACTAGTTCTCTTGTAGATTATTTAGTAAAATATGCTATTCAAGATGTACAAAGATATGTAAATATTCCTTATGCTGTAGAACGTGTAAATAGTTCTACTACTGAAGCTGCTGGTGCTGGTGGTGCTACTAATATTATTTTTACTAAAGGTTCTTCACAAGTAACTTGGACTGGTGCTATTACTAACTTACCTGTTGGTACATATTTTAGACTTGCTACTGGTGTTACTAATGCAATCTATAAAGTAAAAGAAAAAAATGCTACTAATCTTGTTCTTGATACTCCTTATCAAGGATCTACAAATACTGTAGCTGCTGTTGCTACTCTTCAAGTTGTAACTCCTGTTACTACTTCAGGTACTGCAGGTGCTGGTTGGGGTATTCGTTTTACTGGTTATCCTCAAACTAAATTTGCTCCAAATATCTTCCGTTATGAAACTTCTAAATTTGTAACTACTGCAACTAATTTTGGTGCTACAACTGTTAGTAATGCATATGTAGTTCCTACTGAAGGTTCTGGTGTGTATGAGCAAATTGCTGAAGAAGAATTCTTCTTCCAATTGTTTGAAGGTATGCATGATGCTAACTTGATTCAGGTTCCTCCTGTAACAATGCGTTCTAATGTTGAACTTACTGGTTATTATTCAATTATTGATTTAGAAGTAGCTACTCAATCTGGTACTATGAGCTTTATTAATAATCCAATAGCTCGTAAACAAATTAGACTTGCTGTTAATGGTGGTTCTATTACTGGTGGTACACCTGCTGGTAGTTCAAGTACATCTGCTGAATTAACTTATATTGCAGCTGTATTAGATGCATTTATTACTGCAACTACTACTTCAACTCCGTTAACTACTCAGTTAACCTAATAACTACTTTTAATTAATTCTAAAAAGGCTATGGCTAGTTATAGCTGTAGCCTTTTTTAATATAATCAATAAATGGCTTTACAATTAAATATAAATATAACTGAATATATTAATCAAGAATGGTTAACTTTTAAAGAGTTAACTGGTCTATACTCTTTAGCTAATACAACTGGTTGGGGTGCACCTAATCCAGCTACTGGTTCAGCTACTGCAGCAACTTTAGAAATGCAAGATATTAATGGTAACAGTTTAGGAATAGTTGATGTTTTTACTTACTTTCCTACCTCTGATACTAATTTTGAGTTAAATATACTAGCAAGTGATTTTGATAGTAGTATAACTAAATTTAATGATGGTGTATATCAATTTATTTATAAAGTAGTTACTCCAACTGGTAACTATGAAAAACGTATTTGGATAGTATTTAAATGTGCTGCTGAGTGTAAAATGCAAAACTTATTATTAAAGCTTGTACAAGACTTTTGTGATACTTGTGAAGATGATGGTAGTGTATTAAAATATACTCAAGCTAGAATGATTTTAGATGCTGCTGAGAGTGCTGCTCAATGTGGGGATATCATTAGAGCTAATGCTTTAATGGATATGTTTAATAGATTGAAAATAGAGTATTGTTGTGATTAATAATTAATAAACAATTTAATAAAATATATAAAATGAGTTGCAACGGATGTGACGAAATAATAACAACTGGTAATCAAGGTTATGATGGCTGGAGTCCTGTATTAGCTTTAAGTGAAGATTGTGCTGGTAAAATAGTACATAGACTTATTAGCTGGATTGATGGTACTGGTACAAAACCTGATTACAATGGTAATATAATGACTGATGCTTGGTTATTAGCTAATCCTATTTATTTAAGTGCAAGTGGATTTACTGATGACTGTGATGAAGCAATTAATCTACAACCTAGTAATGGTACTAACGGTACTAACGGTACTAATGGTACACAAGGACCTCCTGGTGAAGATGGTTGTACTCCTGAAATAAGTTTTACTGCTAATGTAGGTGAAGAAAGACCTGTTGAATGTACTGTAGAAGGTGTAATTGATGGTTGTACTTCTTCTTGGAACATAAACTTTCCTGAAGAAATTTTTATTAGTCATACTGTAGTAGAAACTGTAACAGGTAGTGAAACATTTACTACTGCTGTAGAAAATGCTATTGATGGTGTACTTAATGTAACACCTAATAGTGATACTTCATTAAGTATTTCAAATACTGGAACTAGTGCAGATATAGTTTATACTGTAGAAAGTTATATCCCTTCTGTTGGACTTCCTATAATAAATTTAGCTACTTCACCTTCAAGTTGGATTGATAGTTATATAGTAGGAAATCAAATGACAGTAGATTTTAGAATAGCTGTACAAGTTATTAGTGGAGTTGGAGATATGAGTTTACATTTTAAAATACCTCAAGGAGCATCAGTTAAAACTGGATTTACTTATACTAATACTGTAGGATATCAACCATCTAATTATACAACATGGACTATGCAAGGATATCCAATAGTATCTACTAATAGTTTAATACCTGGTTATATAAGACTAAATGCTGTAACTTCTTCTAGTAATGGTGGTATTGGAATACTACCAGGTATAATACATACGTTTACAGGTCAATTAACTTTTTTAATAAACTAATATGCAATTAAATATAAATTTTTCAGGAGATACTATTACTTTACCTAATTCTCTTAAAGGGTATCCAATTACAATAACAGGAACAGGTACATTAACTTCTAATTATATAATTACTACAACAGGTTCTTTTGAGGAAGGATCTACATTTACTTTTTATTATAAAGGTGTAGTTGATAAAGCTACTTATAATTTTAATATATTAGGTACTAATCTTAGTTCTGCTCAATTAAATAGAGAATCTACAATAGCAGCTGTTTATAATGGAGTTACTTGGGATGTTAATCTTTATATTAATGCAATTAATGATAACTGGATAACTTCATCTATAGCTGGTACTTGGCAAAATATACCTTATGATGATGGAGATATTATTAACTCTCCTGCAACAACTGGTACTTATACAAATACTACTGGTACTGAAGGTGCTAACTATTTAGGTCAGTGGAAAGCTTATAAAGGTAATGCTGCTAATTATTCTAATTCAGTTCCTTCAACTAGAAGGTTAAAATATAGAAAAAACTTAGATGGTACTGTACAAATTATGGGTCATTTAAGAAAACAATTTGCTGTACCTGCAGCTACTACTAGTATTAAATTAGATAATAGTTTATATTCTAATACAATTGCACTTCCTGCATCTATAATTATGGATACTAAAGTATTATGGTATTACCAATTACCTACTCCTATATTAGATTTAGGAAGTAATTTAATACAAACATTACCTTGTGATTTATATGTAGAAGATACTACAGCTGATAATAATGATGTGTTTAATAGTAATGCTAAAATATGGGTAGGTCAAGGTACTTTAATGGTTTATAATTCATTTTTAAGTTTATATTCAACTGATACTATTACAGGATTAACAGCTAGTAGAAATTATACTTTATCAGCACTTATTAATACGTCTTATATAGATCTATAATATGCAAAGAATTAACTTTACAGAATCTACTTTAAATACATTAAAGAAAACAGCTAACTGTTCATTTGCTAATGCTGTATACAAACTTACTATGAAGGCTCAACAAGGTCTTAAGTGTGATGATTTGTATAAGAAATCTGTGCTTATGAATGATGTTAATAAGATTCTTTGTAGTTATAAGTTAGATGAGTGTATATATCTAGATTGGACATACAGTGAATTTGCTGTATTGTTTACACCAGATATTAATACTTTATTTAATATTTATATAGGAGGTGAAGAGGTTGTTACTGGTTATACCGCAGAAGAATGTAATGACTATTTAATAAATTTAGGGTGGTCTTATAATTTTAATGATAATACTGATGATGGAACATTTTCTCTAAAAATCCCTACTTACTTATTAAAACCTTATACAGATTTGCAAGATACTGTTATTTCAACAGTTCCTAATGATATTATATATTTTACAACAGATTATGATATAACCCAACAATTAAGTTTAGGAGTATATACAGAAAAATGTTATACAGAAGAAGAATTAAACTGTATTACTCCACAAGATTTACAAGTATTATACGAGTTTACTCATAAATATAAAGAAACCTTAGCTAAGTCTACTAAAAAGATATCTAATCCTAGTTCTAATACTAATACAAGTAATTCAAATGATTGTTGTACTTGGGGTAGTATTGGAGGTAATATAGGCAATCAATCTGATTTAGTTACTTATTTAGCTAATATTGAAAAGAACTATATATCTGTTGAAGATGAAGGTACTGAAATAACTAATGATGTTAAGAGTATTAACTTTACAGGTGATAATGTTACTGCTACTGATGATGGTAATGGTAATGTTACTGTAAATGTAACTGGAAGTGGTGGAGTGCCCGACCTCCAACAAGTTACAACTGTTGGCAATACAACATCGTTAGGGTTAATGGTTGACAATGGGGCAGGTGAAAGTGTGCAGGTTAAGCATGACCAAATAAAAATAGTAAACGCATTAGCAGCAGAGGCGGTAATAATATCGCCAACACTTGCAACAACGACCAATTTTGAAATCCCAAACAAAGCAGGAGGCACAGAAACATTCGCAATGTTGAGTGATTTAACAGGTGGAGTGACATCGATACA